TGTATATTTATAAATAGAAGTTCTTGAGCTATTAGTTAAAGTTAAAGCGTCTGTATTTGTTTTAATCGGGGTAAGATTCCCCCTTTCTAAGTTTACATCTGTTGCTGTTTGAGCAAGAGTGTCCCCTAATAAACGAGGAGAGAGACGTGGTGCACGCCCTCCGAATGTAATAAGTTTGAAGTACGCCATAATTTATTCATTATACATTATTAAGAACCGTCGTTTGTAATTCTAGACTCCTTCTACCTACCTGTTTAAACCATTTGCTGTCTTCCATTTCAGCTGCCATGCGTTCCCAATCATGTTCTCTACAAGCTTCTAACATGTTTTTAAAGTTAGAAAGCCTATTGCCCCCTAGGTTAAAACACATGTTTACTAGTACATGTTGGATATCTTCAGGGAGATTATAAAAGCCATCTTCTGACCCAAACACCTTAACAGCTTCTTCTAAATGTTTTTCAAAATCGTGTTCAAAGTACATATCTACTACTTCTTGTGACACGGGAGTTCCTATATCCAATACGTATTCTGGTTCCCCTTTTTGACATAGGTGACCAATACCAAGTGTTTTATACCCTAAACTATCTTCGTATATCTCTAAAACTTCACCTTCATGTCGTTTTATGTCTTCTTTACACTGTTCTATATTCATTGTGTAACAATCTCGGATTCTTTTGTAGGTTTTATATTATCCTCAACCATTATTACTTTCAGGTCCCCTACAATTTTTTGTTGGGCTGTTTCTACCTTTTTTACCTCATACTGAGCTTCAGTCCAATCAGTTTGTAGTCGTACTAACATATTAAAACATTCAGCAGCTCTGTCCGTAAGAGTACTTATATCGTAAGACTTACCATCAAAATTGATAAGTTGTGGGCTATCCATAGCCATATTTATTGGTTTTTTTGCCATTCTTCCCTCCTATGAAAAGATTCTTTCTACGCCACTAGCTGCAATAATTAGAATATAAAGACCTAAAATATACCTAGTGAACTTAGCGTCCATAGCATCAAATTTAGCGTCTCCTTTATCTAATCTTTTTTCTATGTTCGCATAGCGGATAGCACATTCTCTTTCATGTGCTGCTATCTTTTCCATAGATTCTTTCGCCGTAGCCATGCCTAATTATAACCTTAGTCGAAGGAAATCGTAAAGTTCCCATCTATGAGAGCAGTTGGCCCAGAGCCCCCAGCAGATGAAGACCAACTCCATTGGTATACAACCCTGCTATAGTAAACAGCAGGGGTACCTGCAGACCTTGCAAATTTATACCCTACCCCATCATCTCCGCTTGCAGCGTGTCCTTTAACATAAACATTACTCCAGTCTGTATCTCCTGTACCTGCTCCACTCCCTTCAAACGCTATTTTAAAAGTATAAGTGTCAATTATGTCATCTAGTAGTTGAAAAGTTGCTCCTGAGAGCCACTTATTGCTATCAAAATCACTACCATTTGGCTTTGCGTTAGAAGAACTTAGTGCTAAAGCAGAAGTGGTGTATGAGGTATCTCCATCGTCAAGGGATCCAATTTGGGTAGTGTTATTATTATTAGTCATACCTTGCATTCCCCCCACTGTACCCCAGCCTTTTATATACACGGTAGAAGTTACCGTCTCTTTAGTGATTTGTTGTTCATAGTTGTAAGAAGTATCTCCTCCTGTTATTTCGTAGGAGTTAGCCCAGTCTCTAAAGTGTGAAGTAGCTGTATTACTAGTGCCATGAGTATTTACAGTAGTACCATTAGTTCTAGGTCTATAGTCTTGGTAAGTGCTAGCATCCACAGCCCCACTGTTATTCATTACATCACGCATGCCATCCATGCTTAAATTTGTCCAAACTAGCTTACTCATAGAAAATCTACCTCAATTACATCATGAGTAACAGTATACTCATTTATTAATGTGTCTGGTACTTCTTCCCCTCCTGCACTGCCATCTTCAGTAGGAACAACAACTCCCCCTGGTGTTCTATATTTATATTCTTTAGTTAGCTCAGAAACTGTATAAGTAGACCAGTCTATAAGTGAATTAGGTTGTTGTAAGCCAGCTATTTCAGCACGCTTGAAAGTTGCAGTCATAGGGCCGTCTTTTGCTGTATAACTTTTCTTTTTTATTGCCCCTAGTTCTTTCCACACTTCAACTCTAGCGTTTTGCCACTCTACATTAAAAACATACTCTCTACTATTAGAGGTATTAGGCCTAACTAAACTTCTACATTCATTAATAGACTTATCAGAATTGTCATAAAAGGACTCTTCTAGGGTTAATAAATAACCATCTTCATAACTAGCAGTAACACAATATCCCTCTTTAAGCCTATAAACAATTGCATAGTTAAATTGTTTATACCACCAGTTTGCCTTATCTTCATCCGTTGCTGCTTTATAGTCTGCATCTGAGACTGTACCTTTTGTCCAATAGGCGTATGATAAATTACCTCCATCTATATAAGGCTTAGAAGCCATATACATATTAAAGATATCTCCATTATCTAAATGCTCTTTTAGTTCTTCGCTTGTAAGGTTTTTAGCTGTAAACATCCCTAAATTGTATCATTAGGGAACCTCTGAGACCATATGGTCAAGCTATACTTAGTACCACTTTTTAACTCTAAACATTCATGTGGGTGGGTTACAGCCCCTGGAAATAGCAATAGTTTACCTACAGGGATATCTTTATTACTTAGGTTTTGACGTGGGAAACTTAGTTCTCCCCCTTCATATCCTTCATTTAGTTTAACAGACCCTGTGACATAGGAGGCATCATGATGTAAAGATAACTTAGTCTGTGTTTCAGGTGAATATTTAAGGATAAAAGCATCTCTTAAGCCATACATTAATAAAGGCTTCCAATGTTTTTCAGCGATGGGGGCAATATATTTTTGCCAGTGAAATTCTAACATTTTCCAAAGTTCTAGTTGTTTTAAACGTATCTCTTGTGCAGGAAACTTATCATAATCTAAACTTTTCCAATTCCCATTAGCATTGGCCATATTAATAAGGTCTTCACATTGAGAAATAGTCATAAAATCTACTAGAAGCATGTCATTCTCGAGGAGTTCATATTCTCCTAGGTTAGCTATAAATAAAGAAGATTGATTTGGATAAAGTTTTTGATACAGGTTTTCAAAATGTTTTTTAGCCTCAGCCCCACCATTTCCATGGTAGATACAAGGGCAGCAAATACCATTATTTAACTGTCCATTTGTAACTTGTATTCCAGGTTCATGTGTTTGAAAAATGTAACCCTCAGTATCTAACACAATATCATAAAGGCCTTCAAGATAAGCTTCTTGGTAAAAAAGCTGGTCATCTTCTTGGTCTGTTATATTTGAGTGGCTTAATATTTTTTTTAGTTCTCCTACTTCTCCTATAAAAGTTCCAGAATTAAGGTAACGGTAAGGGGTATTAGTTGGAGGGAATTGTTCAGCTATACTTTCGTCTGGCCAGCAAACAGATTCCGCTGAAAACACAACCTTGTGGTTAAACCCTTTATAACGTTCTTTTATAGTATGTAGAGTGTCTGCATAAAATACGTCGTACGCGTCTGTGAAGAGTATAATGTCCGTGTCCGGAAGTTCTTCATACTCTATATGGGCCTTTAAGAGGTTTATTTTCATTCCACCCCCAGGGCCGGTCATATCAGTGCCATTCCATTGCACTTTTTCTCCAATGTTTAGGTATTTAATACCTTGTACATGAGCTGAATTTCTTAACTTAGTAAGTTTATTTTCCTCTGTACCTATAGTTATCACATGAACAGTACTCGCCTCTCTTATGTCTGATGGTAAAATATCAATACTAGCTTGATTACAAGCATCCTGTGATAAAGCAAGAGCATTAAAAGAATGATTTTGTATCATCTCTGGTAAGTACTCATCTACAGGGATAATACCCGATAGAATATCTGTTTTTAATAACTTCCTAGCTCCTTTAGGCCGTATTACATAAGCAGTAGTGTTGTAGGGATACCAAGGGCGCTCTAGCCTATCATCTATCTTATATACTTTTTCTGGTTCATTTTCATTACGCTGTAAGTATAAGAAGTCCCAACTATCTATAACTTTTTCATAATACTCTTCATCCCAAGTTTCATTAATAATTGCATCATCCTCAATGACTATAATTGGTTCATCCAGTTCTACACATTTTTCCCAAGCTTTCCTGTGGGATAAGAAACAAGCTACTTCAGTAGGAAGGATAGGCCTATTAAGAAAAGGGTCTACCCACCCTTCTCTTGTTTGATACATTGAAAGGTCCTCTAGTTCCCCATCTACGGCTGTTATGAATTCTACAGAAAGGTTATTATTTTCTATAAAATGATCCCGTCTATCTTCCCGTCTTTCTAAATTGATAACAAACTTTTTTAACGCCATTTTGGTCCCTCCACCCAAGATACTAAAGATTTACGAATACCTTTAGTTACAGGTAAAACCCTATGCCGTATTGGAGAGGGGAAAACTAAAATAGTGCCTTGTTTTTTTAGAAGGTCTTTATCTGGGGCTTCATATTGAGGTTCAAGTTCAAACTCCCCCCCTTCGTACTCTGAAGGATCAGAAAGTTGAATTATTATACTTAGCTTCCTGTCATAACTAGAAGGGTTTCCCCAGAAGGTGTCATGGTGCCAATTATAATGTCCTTCTTCTGTGCCTTTATATGTAGTAAATTGAATATCCCATACGTTTGTAATATCAAGTCCAAAAGCTGCTCTATTAGCACTAGATACATAATCCCAAATTATTTTTTGAATCGTAGGAGAAGAATTTGGAGAGACCCAACGTAGTTCAGATCTACGTACGGTTAAGTCTTCCTTGGATTCCATGTCACTCTGATGTCCAATCTTTGCTGTGACTGGCTCATAGGTTTCACATTCTTTTACTATTGCTTCAACTGTAGCGCGGTCTAGTTCACCGGCCCACATTTGCCATATTGCTTTCATAACACCTCCTGTGTTTTATTTATCTTCTAGTTTTCTTATTCTAGAGTCAAGGTCTTCATACCCTTCTAGATCATATAAATCTTTTGGAGCATGTGAATCTACTGCTAGTTCTTTAATTGCTTCAACTAAGAGTGGAATAATTTTTTCGTACCAAATAGTTAAGTAATCCCCATTTATAGGAGCTTCTGTAACCACTTCTGGGAGGACTTTTTGTACTTCTTGAGCATTGAGTCCTACTTGACGTTTGTTGTTGTCATATCCTAAGCTACGAGCTAATTCATTTTCTTTAAAGTAATATCCTGTAAGTTGTAAAACTTTTTCAAGAGCATCTACTATTGGCCCTTCAAATTCTTTTAGTCTTTCATCAGAGTAATAAGCAGTAATATTATTAGTTGCCCTAATTTCACCTGCTGTACCACTTGCTGCTGTACCTGCCCCTAAAGAGTTTAATTGAGTGTCAGAACTTGTGCTTATCCCTGGCCCCGTCGGTCCTGTAGGTCCCGTTGGTCCTGTAGGCCCTGTAGGTCCGGTTGGTCCTGTAGGTCCGCCTGGCCCAGTTGAACCTCCAGCTCCTTTCTGTCCTTTAGAACCAGTTGGCCCTGTTGGCCCCGTGCTACCATCATCTCCATCTGCACCTCCGGGTCCTGTTGGTCCTGTTGGTCCTGTTGGTCCTGTTGAACCCCCTGGGCCTGTAGGCCCTGTTGGTCCTGTTCCACCAGTCGAACCAGTAGCTCCTTTTTGTCCTTTTTGCCCTTTAGAACCATCTGAGCCATCTGATCCATCGCTTCCGCCTGGCCCAGTTGGTCCAGTTGGACCTGTTCCACCAGTCGAACCAG